AACATGACAGAAATGTGTTTAAGGAATGGTTAGCTGATGGTTCGTTTGACCTACACATTGACCAATTTGCACAGTTGTTAGACCTGTTTGAGTATGACGACCCATACTTCGACAGGGGCGAATACGTGGCAGAAGTTATGTCGTCTGTAGCACGAGAAAAGTTTGAGCGACATGGGCTGAGACTAATAGAGTGTAAGGAGAGGAGAGATGACTGAACGACAGCAGTTTATGCTATGGCTAGACACATGCCCGTTTGAGCGAGAGCATATGTATGAAGATAAAGGCAAGCACTACACAAAGGCGCGCGTCCTGTTTTCATTCAGCAGTTCTGATGAGGACTGGGACGACTTTAAAATAGGTATGACTTGCAGCGACGACTAAGTAAACTACTAACGAAGCCCCTTAATTGGGGCTTTTTTTTGTCTGGAGATACCGCCAAAAGTACTGTAAAACCTATGTCAAGGTACGTATTGGAACCACACCTACTTCTTTATAATCAATAGGTTACAGCAGTATATCGCACAGCTATTCGAAGTCTAATATTACATACTTATTAGTACTACAGCAACAACAAGTACTACTTGGGTTGCCACTAGTCTATTTTCAGCTGGCAACAAAAATCCCTTTGTTCATAAGGGTTCTAGCTGAGGTTGCCACAGTTGCCACCTAAAACGAAGAACTACTAGAAATAACTTGCCCTAAACCTAAAATACGTGTTACCCTTGCAGCATCAAGTATTAAAGGGGTATTGGAGTGACACCAGAGGGAACAGTAAAGGCACATGCCGAGAAAGCATTAAAGAGATTAGGTTGTTATTATTTTCTACCGAGTACAGGAGGGTATGGACGCAAAGGCATACCCGACATTATAGTCTGTTACAAGGGCAGATTTATTGGCATTGAATGTAAGTTTGATGCAACCAAAAACCCACCCACAAAACTACAACAGCTAGAGCTTGCCAAGATTAAGAAGGCAGGAGGCATAGCTATTGTGTTCGATACAAACACCACACAAAAAGAATTAGTTGCTATGATGAACGCAGAAGCAATGGACAATAAAGACTGGACGCAATGGGCATTGGATCACATATCATGAAGCTAGAACAATATGAAGGTTACGAAGAGTTGCTTACATGTGATGGCTTAGACGAAGCTATCATGGGTGTATGTATGAGATTCGGACAGGCAGATGTAGTGGCATACGATTATATGAAAGTGCTAGACATATTAGTACATGACAGTGGTATGTCACCAGAAGAAGCGTGTGAGTTCTTTGAGTTCAATATTATCGGTGCAGGTATGGGTGAGAGAACACCAGTATTTATTGACGGCAGTATGTACTCAGACCTCACAGAGCACTAGAGAACTGGTCGGTCTTACGAGAGGTTTTTGCTCATCATGATTAAGGAAGCAGAATTAGTGCAGGTTATAACAATAGATTTCGAGACGTACTACAGCAAAAAGTTTTCGCTGTCCAAACTTACCACAGAAGAATACATCAACGACACGCAGTTCCAAGTGATTGGGGTAGGGGTCAAAGTAAACAACAACGAAGCGCAATGGTTCAGTGGTACGCACGACGAGATACGTGAGTGGCTACAGCAGTTTGATTGGAAACTCAGTTGCGCCATAGCGCACAATGCTATGTTTGATGCGGCAATATTAAATTGGCACTTTGATATTCGTCCACCAAGGTGGGTAGATACCCTTTCTTTAGCAAGAGCAGTTGACGGTGTGCATGTCAGTAATTCATTAAAAGCCGCGTGTGAACGGTGGGACGTTGGTAAGAAAGGCACTGAAGTTGTTGATGCGTTAGGTAAAAGACGCGAGGACTTTACACCAGAAGATTTGGCGCAGTACGGCGAGTATTGCAAAAACGACTGCGAACTTACGATACGTTTGTTTGCAGAGCTACACCGTGAAGAAATCGCCGAAGAAGAATACGAAGCGATTAGTGCCACCATAAAAATGTTTTCTGAGCCTGTGTTGCATTTAGACGTAGGTTTATTAAAGAACCACTTAGCTGAAGTTATCAAAACAAAAAAAGAACTAATGGAGAAGGCAAAATCTAATGCTGAAATACTGCAAAGCAACCCTAAGTTTGCTGAAGCATTAGAAGAACTAGGTGTGCTACCCCCTATGAAAACGTCGGCACGTACAGGCAAGGAAACCTTTGCGTTTGCCAAGAGTGATAAAGGCTTGAACGATTTGATGGGGCATGAGAATCCAAAGGTTCAAGCACTTGTCACTGCTAGGTTAGGAGTAAAGTCTACGTTAGAAGAAACCAGAACTCAGAGACTAATTGATATAGCGGGGCGTATCGGTGTGTTACCCGTACCGCTAAAATATCACGCGGCTCATACAGGCAGATGGGGTGGATCAGATAAGGTGAACTTACAAAACTTACCGAGCCGTGGGAATAACGTAATAAAGAGAGCAATTATTGCGCCGAAAGGACATACGTTAATTGATGCTGACTCATCACAGATCGAGGCTAGGATACTGGCATGGTTATCGGGACAAGACGATTTAGTACAGGCATTCGCTAACAAAGAAGATGTCTATAAGATAATGGCAGGAAGTATTTATGACAAGCAGCCGGGAGATATAACCAAAGAAGAAAGATTTGTTGGTAAGACAACAATATTAGGTTGTGGGTATGGCATGGGGGCTGAAAGATTCCGTAACCAACTTAGAAACTTTGGTGTGGATATTGAGTTAAACTTAGCCCAAAAAATCATAGACACATACCGCCAGAAATACAGCAAAATAAAAGAACTATGGAAAGACGGTCAGCATTGTTTGCGAACTATGCTACAAAATAAAGAGTGTAGTTTTGGAGTTATACCTGACGCGGTGTTTTTAGGAGAGTCTGGATTTGTTTTACCAAACAACGTGTTACTAGAGTACCCTAAACTAAAACAAGAACATGGGGAGTTTACTTACCGCGCACGTAGAATGAACGTAAGGATATACGGCGGTAAGGTGGTAGAGAACATATGCCAAGCAATTGCCAGATGTATTATTGCTTATCAGATGATGAGGATAAGTGAGTATTATAAAGTTGCCCTGACAGTACACGACAGTTTGGTATGTGTAGTAAAGAATGAAGAAGTAGAAGAAGCAAGAGAGTTTATTGAGGATTGTATGCGCGAGACACCCGATTGGGCAAAAGGGCTGCCATTAGATTGTGAAAGCGGTATTGGTAAGTCTTATGGAGAATGCGGATGAATTTATCTTGGTCGTATTCTAGTTTATCTTTGTATAAACAGTGCCCGCGTAAATATCATCGACTTCGTATAGTTAAGGATATTAAAGAACCATCATCTCAACACCTTATATATGGTAACGAAGTACATAAAGCATGCGAAGATTATGGTAAAGACGGGACTCCAATACCTAAAAAGTATGCGTTTGCAAAACCTTACGTTGATAAACTACTAAAAGCCAAAGGCGAGAAGCTATTTGAATACCGTATGGGTCTAACAGAAGATTTAGAACCCTGTAAGTTCTTTGACAAAACAGTTTGGTGGAGAGGGATTGCCGATTTGGTTATCGTTAATGGAAGCAAGGCGTTGCTAATAGATTATAAAACCGGAAAGTCAGCAAAGTTTGCAGATGTACACCAACTACAACTATTAAGCCTAGCGTTATTTGCTCATTTCCCAGAACTAACAACTATAAAAGGTGGGCTATTGTTTTTGGTATCTCAAGAGTTTGTAGGCGCTACATATACTAGAGATGAAATAGAAACAGGTTGGGATTACTGGAACAAAGACGTACAAAGATTAAGTCTTTCTATAGAGGCAGATGTGTGGAACCCATATGAGAATTTTACTTGTCGTAATTGGTGTCCTGTGACAGACTGCGAGTACAACGGAAACAATTGAGACAGTTACATGCCTTACGTAAATAAACCAAGACCGTACAAAAAAGAGTACCAACAGCAAAAGGCGCGGAAAGAAAAGAAAGCGCGAGCCGCTAGAGAACGTGCGCGATATGCTATGGATAAAGCAGGTGTTGATCGTAAAGGCAAAGATATAGATCACAAGAAGCCGTTATCAAAAGGCGGGTCTAACAAAAAAAGTAATTTAAGATTAGTTAAGCCGAGTAAGAACAGAAGTTTTAGCAGGAATTCTGATCATACGGTGAAAGTAAATAAACCCAAGAAGAAAAGAACAACAAAGAAAAAGAAGTGAATTATGCAGATTATAGAGGACAAGACTCTATTACTAAGAACACGTAACCCAGACAAAATCCAAGACAAAATACCTACTAGCAAAGTTGTAGATATTACAGAAGATATATACACCATGACGGTAGATTGGGATTTGCCAACAACACAGCGGTTGGCAGGGTTAAAAATGAAAAACATACCTAGCCCGATTACTCGTGACTATAGTTGGGGCGGTGTGTTCCCACCTATGGAACATCAGAAAACTACTGCTGAGTTTCTAACACTAAACCCCCGTTCATTTTGTTTTAACGAACAAGGCACAGGTAAAACTGCGGCGTGTGTATGGGCTTCAGATTATTTGTTAGAGCAAGGTTATATCAATAGAGTTCTTATTGTTTCGCCACTATCAATTATGCAGAGCGCGTGGCAAACAGATTTATTTCAGTTTGCTGTACACAGAAGTGTGGGCATAGCCTATGGCTCAAAAGAAAAACGTGTTGAGGTATTAGAAGCAGACTACGAATATGTCATTGTTAATTACGACGGAGTAAACGTCATACAAGACGCTATAAAAGCAGGCGGGTTTGACTTAATTATTATTGACGAAGCTAACGCATACAAGACAGCCACTACAAAACGATGGAAAACAATGGCGAAGCTAGTGAACCAAGATACGTGGGTATGGATGCTGACTGGCACTCCGGCGGCACAATCTCCAGTTGATGCACACGGATTAGCAAAACTATGTGTGCCACATAATGTAGTACGTTCAAAGACAGCCTACCGAGATTTAGTCATGTATCCAATTAGCAGGTTCAAATGGATACCTAAACCAGATGCAGTTGATACTGTGTTTAAGACACTACAGCCTGCCATACGGTTCACCAAAGAAGAATGTTTAGACCTACCTGATATCGTATATACAGAGCGTGAAGCCCCACTGACACGCCAACAAGAGCACTACTACAAGGAAGTACGGACTCAGTTTCTGATGTTAGCAGAAGAAGAAATCGTAACAAGTGCAAACGCTGCTGTTAACCTTAACAAGCTACTACAGATATCGTGCGGTGCGGTGTACGCTAACTCAGGCAATACAATAGAGTTTGATGTGAGCAACAGACTTAACGTAATCAAAGAAGCCATTGACGAATCTATAGCAAAAGTTCTTATTTTTGTACCATTTAGACATACTATAAATTTGCTACATGAGTTTTTGTTAGCCGCTGGCGTACCTAGCGAATGTATTACTGGTAACGTATCACTACCTAAAAGAACAGATATATTTAAACGGTTCCAGACAAACGACGATACTAAAGCACTAATTATCCAACCCCAAGCAGCAGCACACGGAGTCACACTTACGGCGGCTAGTACAGTGATATGGTATGCACCTGTGACATCTACCGAAACTTATAAATCGAAAAGGACAGACTAACAAGATGACTGTGGTACACATACAAGGTAGTCCTGTTGAACGTAGACTTTATAAATTACTGTCTGGAAAACTTGAAGAACACACCAAACTTATTGATTTATATAACGAAGAAATAAAATAAAGAAAATCCTTGCAAAGTCAATATTTACATATATACTAATATCTTTACTAACTCTTACAAGCGGAGTATGAAATGACTGAAGAAGTGAAAGCGTCCCTAGATCAACTTGCCGGAGCCGTTGTCAAAATACGTGACGAGATATCTAAGATACAAAAAGAAGCTGACAAAAAGATAACTAAGCTCAAAGAAGACAAAGAAAAAATAGAATCCCACCTACAAGAGCACTGTCTTGAACATGATGTTACATCAGTTAAGACTAACTCTGGCACTATAATGTGCCAAGTCCAACGAAAAATATGGACAGCGAATTGGCCTGCGTTCTATGAATGGGTTGTTAAGAACGACGCATTTGATTGTCTTGAGAAACGTATTAAACAATCTACCATGAATCAGTTTATGGAAGAAAACCCTGACGAAATACCACAGGGTATTAATGTTGATGCAGGGTACAAAATAGTAGTACGTAGATCGTAATTGTGGCAGGGAGCATATACGACCGTCGCATAGAGCACGACGCTAAAACATGGCAATTGGTAGATGAGCAAGGGGTGGTTGCATCTTGTGAGAGAGACTATCTTGATCTTGTTATTGTTAACGAAGCACCAACTGTATCTCGGTATTACTACAAAAATAGTTTCGAGGACGGTGCAAGTAGATTACCTAGCTGTTGGACTTCAGATGCAAATCGTGGGCCTGATATTACTGCGAAAGACAAACAACACTCAAGCTGTACACTTTGTAAGCAGAACATACGTGGGTCTGGTAATAATAATTCTAAAGCATGTAGATTGTTTACCCATATAGCTGTTGGGTTTATTACTGATAAAGAAAAAGCACAGGGTGTATTTCAACTACAGCTACCCGCCACCTCTTTGTTTGGGTCAGCACCAGACAAAAAGAACAACTCTAAAA